CATTATCGGTATCTTCTTTAAATAATATAGAACCTGCTGCAGATGAGGAACCTGTGAGTATGGGGGCAGTGATGCTCTTGTTGGTTAATGTCTGTGAACCTGTAAGAGTAGCTACGGTGCTATCAATGTTTAGTGTAGCTGAACCCGAAGTTGCACCGCCAGAAAGACCAGTGCCAGCTACTACAGCAGTAATATCTCCCGTTGGAATTGCTGCAATTTCAGTATCAACATACGCTTTAATTGACTGCTGGGTTGCTAATTTAGTAGCACTGTCAGATGCCATATTGTCTTCGTCTAACACAGCAGTACCACTTACAGCCGTATCTAGTACGGGTGACGTAAGTGTTTTATTTGTAAGTGTATCAGTAGTAGCTTTACCTACTAGAGTGTCTGTAGCGGCTGGCAGTGTAACTGTTACATCTGCAGTAGAAGCAGGACCAATAAGTGTAACAGCGTTAGTACCGTTATCTGTATCTTCTTTAAATAAGATAGAACCAGCAGAAGATGCAGAGCCAGTCAACACTGGTGCGGTAATAGATTTATTTGTAAGTGTTTGTGAGCCTGTAAGAGTAGCTACAGTGCTGTCAATAGCAAAAGTAACAGCGTTGCCAGAACCGCTTGTGTCAACACCTGTGCCACCTGTAAATGTAAGTGTTTCGCTGTCAAGGTCAATACTAAGCGCACCACCGCTGTCTGCTTGAAAGTCTAAATCTTCTGCAGTAATCTGTGCATCTACATACGCTTTGATAGACTGTTGTGTAGCAAGTTTAGTGGCACTGTTAGATGCCATGTTATCTTCGTCTTTAATACCTGTTACAGTAGCACCGTCACCTGCAATGTTAATACTTGTATTAGCTACAACAGTTGTACCGGTAATAGCAGCGGCGGTGCTACCACCAATCACTGCACCATCCATTGTACCGCCATTAATGTCTGCAGTGTCAGCTACAAGCGCATCAATGTTTGCTGTGCCATCCAGATGCAAATCTTTAAATTGTTTACTAGACGAACCTAAATCAATATCATTGTTCGTAGTCGGTTCGATAACCCCGTCTTTTATAACAAGCTGTTCAACAGATGAGCTTGATACGTCTACAGAGAACTCGATTTGATTGTTAGGGTTATCTATGACAACCTTGTTTAGAGGCGTAGCAACTCCGGGGTCTCCAATCAAACCAATGACCGGACCCTCTGCTGCCGTGCCGTCGTGTCTGTGACCAGATGTGTTTACAAACGCTGCAAGTACTTGGTTAAATTCATCGTTACTATGTGCAGCGGTGATAACGTCACCATCAGTAAATGTCGATTGACGGACATAACCTGCCATGTTTTATCTCCTTCCACCCGGAGTAAATTCCAGTTGGTATCCTTTAATTGAAATTGGGTCGGCACCATCCGTATCGTCTAAGCGAACAGACACTGTAAATCCACTACCTTCAATGCTCTGTCGAACAATAGGTTCCCCTGATGAACCATAAACGGCTGTTCCGTATGCGTTAGTTCCGTAGATGGCAGACGAACCACCGATATTTAAAGGGTACGGGCTGGGTTGAGGAATGCTAGTGGAGCCGAAATCATATCTGATGCGAAAGTCTGAATCAACCGGACCCTCGTTATTGTAGTTCCAGATAATTCTCTGCATCATTTTTCTAAGGCCGACATCTCCCATCGTGTAAGCAGGGGATTCATACAGAGCAGATATGTTTGTTCCGTCGAACTTCGATGTGTCTTCCTGCTTGTATACGTACCCGTCGTAACCGCCGTGAACTATGGTTTCGGTCCCGCTGATAAAGCCTGAAGCACAACACGCAGGTTTCATGCCTATTATATCAGCGTATTCCCACCCAACACCGCCTTCTACCCCAGACTTTATAACGCCTATAACTCCTGAAGCTGCAGATTCGGATTGGGAATCTCCGGGAAAGAAGAGTCTGTACTGGCTTTTCTTTCGGATTACAAGGGATGATATACGGTCTCTTGTAACGTTGTCTAGGCGTGGCTGAATCTGCTTTGATATGGTGCCAAGTTCAACGTCACCAATTCTTTCAGTACCGGCAATGGTTCGCAAACCGTCAGGAGCGAGGTAAACAATGTCACCTGATATTTCCTGAATACTAAACCCATCTACACAACCAATCTTTCTGGTTACAGGAACAACGGCAAAGTCCGACAGGCTTGAACCTGTTACCTTAAAAATTGAGTCTTCACAAAAAACAAACAGGTTTTCACGGAAGACTTTTATACCTACGATAACACCATCTACTTTTATAGACCCTGCACCCGAACCCCCTGTAAAGTCATCTTCGTCAAAGGGTACACTAAATATAAGTTCTTGAGGGGTAGCAGACATGCCAGCGTAAAAAGCGTGGCTTCTAAATATCTCTACGAACTTTGGGTCTGCAGGTCTGCCGGATGCACTTATATCGCTTACAGATGAGTTGTCAAATATTGATGCGAGGTTGGCACCGTCCACCATAATCATCTTATCGGTGCCGTTGAAATTGTAATTTACAAAGTTGTATCTTCCGGCACTGGTTCTTCCTGTGTCAATACTTGTGTAGCCACTACCCGAACTCTTAAATACGGATGTTCCCTGTGCAACAATTATTTGGTCTTTGTATATGTGAACACCAAGAATTGTACTGGCTGAACTTCCGACCTGTGCAGAGTCAAACTTAGAAAACCCACTTATGCGGCGGTAGCCACCGTTTATGTCTGGTTCAAAGTTTTTTAACTGTATCGCAGCACCCTGCGGTAGAGAAAAGGTATCTTTATCAAGAACCAGACCACCACCTAGACGTACAACATAGGGACTCTGTAGTGAAGTATCTGGCATTAAACGGCTCTCATATAGTCCTTACGGTTGATAAGTTCGACACGCATACGGTTTAAACCCTCTGAGTAATCCCGTAGTGCAAGTTGAGAAAACTGAGTATCCGAACGCAGCATGTGAGTGTAGTAACGAGCGCGATTTACGATAACGTCGTGAAATCTCTCAGGTATAGCAGGTGTGTCGGTTGCCGCTACCATGTCTGAATGTGTTGCATAGTAATAGTAACGAATAGTGTAGGTAGCCACATCTGGAACCGGAGACAAGCCTATTTTTTCATCGGGGGTCTGGTATACAAATCTAGGTAGACCTTCGCTGTCCCCTGATGGGTTAGTATCGGTTTCATTAAGGCTTTCGATGTACTCATTAAATGATATGTACCGCAGGGTTGTTTCTGCAGTGGATGCAGACTCTTGAACAGTAAAGGTATCAAAATCTATTGTCTTTGCAGCAGCGGGCGGGGTGTATTCTGCCGTACTTGCAGTTGTGGTAAAAGAAGTAGACACAATAGTAAAGGGCCACTGAACCTCAGAGTTTATGATGTCACGCTGAGATTTGTTTATGAAGTCTTTTACTGAAGTCTGTATACCCCTGCTCGAACCAATCGTTGTAAGTTCAACTTCGTTGACTTCGCGTAGAACAGCATTTATTAGTTCAAGAAATGTCATGGTTCGGTTTGCTCTTCTTTTCTTTTAGTTTGTATTGCCTAATCCCGCCGGGTAAAGTACGTATAAGCTTCAAGTCTTCTCTTTTGTATATGGGGGGAAACTTTGTCCTTCTTAAATACACTGGCTTTAAGAACTGGTGACGTATCACTTCTTGTTCCAGTCTAGGACTGTACGATGTTTTTTCCAAAACCAGTTGCCTAGACGAGTAAAGGGCTTGCCACAATTTAGCAAACCCAGTGCAAGGTAGTTAGTCAAACAGGGACGGATACCCCTCATCCGTGATGTCATCCAAAGCTTGAAGCCTACTGTTAGCTTCTTCCCAGCTTCCAATAGCCTTGTCCATTTCTTCGAGAAGGTCAGGATGCTCCCCAATAGCTGCTGGGTTTTGGAGATAATTTGTGAGAGTATATTTTGCACTTTTTTTCTGTGCCTCATATCTGTAACGCAGTGCGTCTATTGCAAGTTGTTTCATAGTATTCCCTTCAAAAGTATTATATACGAATTTTGAAGTTTAGTCAAGAATTTAATTGATAAAGGCAGATGCAGTAGAAACCATCAACGCTATCAACAGTCCAATACCGATTGCAAAAACCATTACTATCAGAGCCGCTACTTTGATGTTTTCCATCATTTCTTCTTGTCTTAGCCTTTCTGCTTTTCGGGCTGCTGCTGCAGCTTCTTTTGCAGCCTTGATACGGTTAGCTCGTTCAGTAACTATGCCCTTCCAAGTTCCCGGCCCAAATCGCATGTCAACCATTGTGGCTACTTCTTGGAGTTTTTCTGCAGCGATACGTGCATCAATGACTTCACGGGCAACAGTGTCTACACCAAACTGGTCACCAATACTTACGTTACCGGCTTTTTTGTTGCGAACTTGTTGTACCTGTTTTTCGCCCTCGAACAGATTATCTATGTAACCTGCTATGTCCCCAATGTCGTTGGCGGTTCCTATTGCAGATTTGATACCGTCTACGGCACCCTTCACAAGGGCTATACCCGCGAGTGTTTCTGCAATCATGGTTGGCTGGTTCCTAAATTATTCTTCTACGATTTCTAAAATGCTGCCAGTGTCTTCATCTATTTTAACTTTAAGTTCTTTGCAGGACCACTTCTGGTCAAAGTTATGAGTTACGCCTGTGTTCCGTTTTATCTTACGCCGCACCGATAAACACTGAGATAAAGATTCATACGGGGTGTACTCTACCTTTTCACTGCCCATAGTTAACAGCAATACAAAAGTAAGTTCAATCATTGCCGTTTCTTAGCTTCTCTATGTTATCTTCTAAGTTCGTGATACGCTTTTCGTAAAACTCTAGCGTTAGTTTTTGTTGCTGGTCGTAGGGTGCTTTGCCGTCTTCTATTTCGTTCTGTAGTTTTTCTAGTTCACTAGCTATGTGTTCAATGAGCATGAACTGTTCGCTGTCTGCTGGAAGACTACCCATTTCACCACGAGGCCACTTAATACGAAACTCTGTGTTCTGTTCCAAGTCAGACTTCATCATAGTGATGTTAGTTTCTAATTGATTCAAGCGTTCTATGATACCGAAGTATGCCCACGTTGCCACAGATGCAGCAGCCACCATGCTAATTATGTTACGTAAGGGTAGCGCAACTTCGGTATTCTCACTTAGCTTTGTAGCCATTATTCAGCTTCTTTATCCATTGCAACGCAGAAACAGTTTGCGTCAGGATTGTCAAACCCGTATTCGGTTACAGCTACGTGGCAGCTAGACATCCACTTGTGAGTGTCGTGAACCACAGCGTTAACTTCAATCGGATTGATTGAAAGTATGCAAATCATTGCTACGCCGCTAATTGCCAAGACTTACTCGCATCCAAGCCCATCCATTTGCTCCACTCTGCGTAGTAGTGGCGCATACCAACTTCGTCGTGGATGGTGCTGTTCTCGTGTCGTCCGTGCAGGATGTTGCGAGGTTCGGTTCCCTCACGCATTGTTGTACCCTGACCTGCTACGCCAATAAGGTCTTCGTGCAGGTTACGCCCGAATGGACCCCAGATAGAGTTGTGATGCTTGATACGAGTCTGCCGTTCCTCTGGGGTATCTTTTTTAAGACCGTAGCCGCGAAACTCAATAAGAACCTTGTTTGGCCCAAGAGGTGTAACGCTGTCGCTTCGATAAGCACTACCGCGAAGATTAAAATTAAATCCGGGGAACAGGTCCACCATGTACCATTGATTGGGTGGCAGGTTAGGGAAACTAAGCTCTCCTCTATCCTCAAACCCATCGTACTCCTCATAGTTAACGGTGAAGCTGCTAACATTAACATGTCCGTTATCGAATGGTATGTTCTTTCTAGCAAAATATTCATCGTTAAACCCTGAGACACGATTGAAGTAGTGCATAAAGTCGTGGTAGAACTCGCTGTTGGTATCGTGCCACAGCTTGTAGTTTGTATCTATTACTGCCTTGTGGTAGTGGAAGACTTCCATCTCTTCAGTGTCGATAGCATCCGCAATACAGTCGAATGCGCCACCTGTCCACTCATCTACACTCTGCGTTGGGTTAGGGTCTAGGGTAACCCAGACCATACCACCATGTTTCACTTCGCAGTGTAATCGTGGTTCAGAAGTAACTACTTGAGCAGCAAACGTACCAGACGGCTGCATTATGTCATAGTTACGATAGGCTCTAATTTCTGTGCCTGTGTTGTAAGCAAGGATGTTCTGTCCTGCTATCTGCCCTGTTCGAAAATCCAACTCGTTCGGTAACTCGCTCTTATGAAAGCAGGGAACCCAAACCTTAGAAAAGATATTTTCCTGCTCCTGTTTGTAGATGTCGTGACTAGAATAAATCGACGAACTGATGTGTTCTACTTTGGGAGTCTTGACCCAATCCCTGTGATT